TCAGTCATCGACCGACGGGGCGAACATATCGACCTGGCGACGCGTAATCTCGTCCTTACGGACCGCCTTCACAATCTTATAAATCCACTGCAACGACACACCGTACCTACGCGCCAGGTCACTATGGTTTGTGCCCGTAAACTCATTGAAAATCTGCCGATCGCGACAACTCAGCCTCACCGCCTGGCCCATGGGGAAGTAAACGTTCTGCCCACCCCAATGCGCCGCCATACGATCCGTCACCTCCTTGGCCACATGACGGGCAGTGTCGTCATCCATCGAAACCAACTCATTAAGCGCAGCCGCAACATGCTCAGCGAGGTCAACCAACAGCTCAGGCCCCTTGCTACGCAAGTCACTCATTCATCCTGCTCCTTCACCAGCGTGAACCAAGCCACATCAACGCCCCGAACCGTTACGCAATTGCAGGTAAAAATCCCAGCAGGCGAATAACGAACGCCGCTGAACTGATCCCCAAAGTGGCGTAAAAACACCAAGACAGCGTCCTCTTCAATAAAAATCCGATTGTCCAGCAACACCAAAAGCTTGATAGCGATACCGGCCTCACGCATCTCCCGCGTCAACTCATTGAACGCCGACAGCCGAGCCGGGAACGCCTCAGCCAAAATACTCAACGGCGTACTGTGCGAAAAACCGACCCAATCCAGAGCCTCCATCTCACACCCCTCGCACAACATCGGCCGTCACCACTGGCACACCCAGATTGGCCGCCAGATTCATTGCCGCAATCACCAGATTGCCAATCGCCAACGGATACAACAGCGACACCGCTTCCTCGCGCCCCCCATAGCGCTTTGGCTGCGACAACCGCGCCGCAATCGCCTCAATCGCTCCATCGTCCAGGACATCCCCCAGCGCCTTACCCACCCGGTCAAACCTAAACGCCAAAAACTCCTTCAATCGTGGCCCCTCAATCGGCCCCAACGTCACCCGCTCACAACGCTGCACCACCTCACGCACATCCGCGTTGCGCTCACTCAGCTTCACCCCCAACTCGGGCTGACCGATCATGATCACGCTCACCAGCTTGGTGAACCCCACCTCCAACTCCAAAATCCGCTTCAAATGCTTAAGTGTCGGAATCGGCAAACTATGCGCCTCCTCAATCACCAGACAATGGCGATACCCGGCTGCATGCGACTCCTTCAACGCCTTATGCAGCTGCGCAAACCGCGCCTCTGGACTGCTCTTGGGCTTTTCCAGCGGCGCCACCGCCGCCATCATCGACTCCGCAATGTGCGTACTCTTCAGCGTCTTCCCCCTGACATCGTTATCCTCAGAAGCCAACACATACGGCTCAATCATCATCACCGGATCATTATTCTCAGCAATGCGATTCGCCAGATCGCGGCGCAACGTACTCTTGCCGGCCCCTGATTCCCCCTCAACCGCCAAGAAGCCACCGTGTCGGGCCGTCTGATACATCACCTCACGCACATACCGAATATCCGGGCTCACCCACATATCCTGCGCGCACTGCAACTCATCAAACGGATCGCGAAACACCCCAAAGGCCTTGCGTGTCGACAGCTGTAACGCTTGTTTAGGCAGCAACATCACCTCATCCTCCCTGGACAACTCATTCTCAGGCACCGGTCCTGCAGAGTCCGCGCACAGCGGCTCCACCTCATCAAACGCGTCAGCGATAGCCGCATCATTGGCACCGGCCTCACTCAAAAACACACGAATACGTCCGCGCAACTCATCGCCGTCCTGCCGGCGCGGCCAACAACCGTGATTCAACAACTGCGCAATCGTCGGGCCGCTCAGCCCCAGCGCCCTGGCCAACGTCGCCTGGGCGCGGCCCACATCCTGTAAAACCTGCTTCAACTTCAACATCACAGACCTCCAACCGTCGCCAGCACCAGGCCGAACGGATTGCGCAAGACCTCAACCGGTCGCTTCAACTCAGCCTCAATGGCATCGAGCTCGTCTTGTGGAACACCCTGCGGGTAGCGCTGCTGCAACCACACAAATGCGTCCCCCGACCAACCCTCGGCCAGCCGCACACGCAGCAGCTTTGCCGCCTCAACATGAGTGAGTGGCGCAAACGCCAGGTCTGGTGAATTCACATTCATAGTGGTGCCACGTCGTGGCAGGTACGTCGGCAACACCGTGTCACTCACAGGCTTATGAGGATCAATCAGTCCGCCGAAGGGCAACGCCTTCGCTTTACGGGCCGCAAACGCGTCGGCCTCACACGTCGTCCCCGTCGCCAACTGCTCCAGGACCTTGCGTGACCGCTGGGCAGGCGTCTCGGCGTGGCGCTTGAACTGCTCACCGATCATCGCCGCCGACTGTGCGAAACCAAATTTATCCATCGCGACACGCTCGATCACGTGATACATCTCACGCCCATCGACACCCACCAACACCGCAATCGCCGACTCCTTATCCCGCCAGCAATTGCGCGTGATCAGCAGCTTTTCCCCCACCAACACATCCGGCACCGAACTCACATCAAACTGAGCCCCGCGGAATGAAACACGCAGCAAATTACTCACCTTGCGCAACTGCGGCGTACTCACCGCCAACTCGCGACACACCTCAACACCGGGTGCCAGTCGTAACTGCGCAGGCGCAATCAACTGCCACGCGCCATACCGCGTCCACCGCGTGCGGGAATGAATCGCCGTCCCATTGAAATAGCGCATCCACTGGCCGGCCCAGGCATTGATCTGCTCCAGACTGCTCGCTGCCTGAAACCGCAAAGCACTCTCAAACTCGCGCTCAACCAAGTTATGCGCCTGCTCGACTTGCCCCTTGGCCCGAGCGTTACCCACCCGATTAATAATCAAATCGATCGACAACGCCCGACAAAGATTGCGGAACATCCCGCTCGTCATCGCCGCCCCCGGGTCCGTCATCAACACCCAGGGCACCCCATGAAAAGGGTCCGTATCACCGCGCTTCTGCATCGCATGAATCAACACACTGCACAGGTTTTCGGCCGACTCAGCACCCAACACATACTCCACATACAACGTCCCGCTGGTATGGTCGGTCACCACATACCGCCACAGCCGCTGGCGTTCGATCTTCTTCAAATTCTCCGGTTTGCCGTCATAAAACTCGGCCTTATTCATCACCCGCACGCCGTCATCGGCCAAGTAAAACTGCGTCGAAATAGACGCATCCACCTGCCACACATGATTAGGATGCTTACTGGCCAACGACACCGCCGGCGCGTCATGCAACAACTGCTCGGGGTGCAACCTATAGCCCCGCAGTGCCCGGCCAATCGCACTAATACTCAACGGGCGAAACACCCCCGTGACCTCATCAACCCGGCCGGCCACAATCAAACCATTGCTGCGTAACCGCTCCACAGCCCGCTCAATCGTCGACAACTGCTTATCATTGGCGCGGATCGACTCCAACAACACCGCCGAAATCAACCGCGCCTCCTCAAGTGGCAACGCACTGCACCCCATATCACTGCGGCGTTTGCGCGGCTTCGTCACCCGCACCGCCTTCAACTGGCGCAACAACGTCTGAATCGACACCCCCAACTCCACCGCACCCGCCTGATACACCGCCGTACGCTGCCCATGCACAGCCTGCTCGGCGCGCAAGGCGATTTGCGTCAACTGCTGAATCTGCACCGGATTCATCATTCAACCCCTCCGGCGTCCAGCCAGACCGGAGGGCCATCCACCTGCGCAGGCAAATTAAACTCACTGCGCACCGCCCCCAACGAAACCTCCAACTGCCGAACCAGACCCGCCAAAAAAGACCGGTGATCCTCACCCTCAGCCGCCAACGCCCCCAGCCTGGCAAATCCCTCACGCAACGGCCCCAAAACACTGGCTTCCGCCTCAAACGCAATCGCCGCCACTTCCCCGCGCAACGCCTTCGCCGTCTCATCCGCCGGCATCGCCTGAATACTGCGGCGTGTCGCGGCTAATTCCTGCCGGGCCTCATCCAGTTCACGCGAGCGCTTCGCCATCAGCTCACCTTGCGCGGCATAATCGGCCAGCGCCTCATCCAGGTGTTGGGTCAGCACCGCCTTCTCCTTGGCATGCCTGGCCACCATCTCCTCGGCCAAATCTACAAACGCCTCCTGATCGCCGGTTTTCGCCACCTCCATCAACGCCGCCTGCTGATCCTCAGGCAAACGCCGATACTGACGCAGCTCCCGGTAACCAATCCCCATCCGCGCCATCGACTCCAGCGCCTCCTCACCGAAGGCCCGCAGGTTCGCAATATCCCGATCAACCTGATCCACCGAACGCCCCAGCAACGAACAAAACGCCTCCCACGTCCCACTCAACCTCTCCGCACCGTGCGGGCTCCGGCATCCGGCAATCGCCCGATACAGCTTCTTCTCCTTCACAAGGGCCAACTTCGAAATCCGCACCGTGCGGGAAAACTCCTCGAATGCCCCGGCCATCTGCGCTTGGCCCAACAATTGATTCACCCAATCACGCTCTTCACCGTTCTCGGCGAGCAGCGTCGCCATCGCATTCTGATCGGCGGTCAACATCGCCCCGTTCAGCACTGGCAGCTCCAGCGCCTGCACCGGTTGGCTCTTCCCTCGTGCCATACAACCTCCTTAAACCATCGACCCAGCGGCAATACGTTGATTGATTTCCTGCATACGTCCCGTCAACCGCGCCATGTGCTCGGCATGCGCCTGCGCGATCTGCAACACCGCCACCGAATGCGCAAAGCGCCCGTTATCCAGCTTCACCGCCAACCCTTCCTCGATCAGCGTTTGCATAGCCCGCGTGATATTGCTCGGGCTGTCCTGCGTCAACTGCGCCAGCTCCGCATTGCTCAAACCGGTGATCGTGTGTCCCTTCAACGCCATCAACACACGCAACACCCGCGCAGCGGCCGACACTTTGCGATTTACAACCATGCCTGCGGCCCAACAAATTCAGGTAAATTGGCCGCCACACACCCATCACCTTTCAAACGCACGGCTATCGGGCGGCAAAGGGCCTCAACAAAAAGAGTGTGGTTTGGTGTGTTTTTTGTAGGAAATCTCTCTTTTTGCCCCACGCGAACACTTAGCGCACACGCGAAAGGGGTAGATTCCAAATAACCGATATGATTTTTCACCCAGCACCTCACGCAACAAAACGACTGGACTCAAGGGCCGTCGCCGGGTCAGCACAAATTTCCCCGGCTTTAAGCCCCAGCTTGATTGCAATTTCGTGGGCCTGGCCCCGCACACATTTTTTACGACCGCCCAACACCTCAAACACCAGGTTGGGCGAAAAACGGTTAGCGATTGCCCACTGGGTAATCGAAATACCTTTGGCCTTAAGCTCAGCTCTGGCCTGATCTGCTGTACGTAGCGCCATGGAAACTCCGGGGGCTGCTGGCGCCCACAGGGGTGCCGATTAAGTTGCCGTTCGTGGTCGGACGGTGTGAATCATGATGGAACCGTATGGTTCCCATTGAAAGGCTTTTAGATAACCGAATGGTTTCTTTTTGTGAGCGATTGCGTGCCGAGCGAGCACGGCTGGGCCTCAACCAGACCGACTTCGCCGCCCTGGCCGGCATGACCAAAAAAACCCAAATGCTCTACGAGGCCGATGAACGCGTGCCCGACGCCAACTACCTGGCCGCCATCTCCGCCGCCGGTGCCGACGTGCACTACATCCTCACCGGGCAAACACGCGCAGCCGGCAATACCATGCCAACGCCGGCCACCGCATGGGCGCCCATCGACAGCGACAAACTGGGCCGCATCATCGACATGCTCGAAGCCGCCGCCAAACAAGCCGGCCGACGCTGGCCCTCCAAAAAACTGGTCGAAGTGGCCGCAGAGGTCTACAACGCCCTGGGTGACCATCAAGGATTTGATGCACCCCAGGTCGAGCGAATATTGAAGTTGGTAGTCAATCGCTGAAATAGCAAAGGAGTTCTATGCGAAGCGACGAAGAGGTTCTGGTCAAAAATCTAACAGCCAGGCTTTCTGAGGAAATTTCGAATCTCCCCAGGGATGGTCAGGGACACCCGCTCACCGTAAAAATCAAAGGCAACCGGGGCCAAATCAACCTCGGCCACCACACCCACCTGTGCAAGGGTTGCCACCACAACTGGCGACACCATCGTCCTGCCGCTGCATCGGCAAAAAAACGCACTTGTAATCCGTCCAGCCACACCCAACTCATCACAATCGTTGTCGTCTGCCTAGGCGTGGCATTGCTGAGCTTCTTCGTCAGAGACTTGATGTCGGGCACCTAAAACCTGCCGTCGCCGGGCGTCTACAAATGGTCGCCGTTCAATGGGCGACACGTCGGCGATGGAAAACTTTCCAACGACACAGAAATCACATTAGAGTGGTTACTTGGCCAGTAGCCACTATAACGAACATTACTCAAATTTCGACGCAAGGAATCAGCACATTGAGAAGGGATAGAGATGACCACCGCGACCGTGGCAGTAGGGACGACCTCAATAACAACAGCGATCGGGGCCGTGGCGGCCGTCGCGATGGCTTGGAAGACTACAGCCCCGAACGGAAGCGCCAAGAAGTGGTAGATACTTTTTCTCCACCACCACGACCAGGCAGAGGGGACAAAGATGGGAGCGACAACGCCTGATCTAGAGGATCGTTGGCACGACACACTGTTCAGCGTGTGTCGTTCGATTCGATATCATCAACGCCGCCGTGCGTTTTACGACCGTTTGGATAAAGCATCCAACATGTTGTCATTGATATTCGGGTCAGCAACGATTTACGGCATCCTCCAAGAAAACAAGAAGGAAGTCGCGCTGCTAGCGTCTGCCTTTGTAACTGTTCTCTCATCCGTGAACCTTGTTATCGGTAGCGCACAACGTGGTCGTGATCACACGGACTTCATGCGCAAGTACATCGAGTTAGAAAAACGCATGCTTGCCAGTCCGACTGAACAGCTACTACTGGAAGTACAGGCGGCCAGGCTTAGCATCGAGGCAGAGGAGCCTCCCGTTATGCATGTACTCAACAGTATCTGCCACAACGACATGGTCCGCGCCAGAGGATACCCGGAACATCACTTCCTCGAAATCGGCTACATCCAAGCTTTGTTGTCCCAGGTGTGGGACGTCGGCGTCAGTAGCATTAAGTACAAGAAACCCGAACCTGAGCCCACTCCTTAAACCCCATTAAAAGCCCTCCAGCCCTCAAACCGCCCACCCTAGCGGCATGAGCACAACTGGAGGCGCCCCCCATGCGACCCGACCCCCCCCGCGGCATCCGCAACTTCAACCCTGGCAACATCCGTCACGCCAAAGGCATCCGCTGGCAAGGCATGGCCCATACCCAGACCGACAGCCAATTCGTCCAATACCTCAACCCACGCTGGGGCATCCGCGCCATCGCCCGCGTCCTCATCACCTACCAGGACAAACGCCAGGCCGCCGATGGCAGCCGCATCGACACCGTGCGCGACATCATCGAGCGCTGGGCACCGCCGAGCGAAAACGACACCCTCGCGTACGTCACCAGCGTTGCCAAGGCCCTGGGCCTACACCCGGACCATGCCCCACTCGACGTCTACCACTTCGGCACCATGCGCACGCTGGTCACCGCCATCATCCGCCACGAAAACGGTCCCGGCCCGATGCCCGGCGGCCATTGGTACGGCGACGCCCTCATTGCCGAAGGCCTGACACTGGCCGGCATCGAACCCGGCCTTGTACACGGCCACCCCAAGTGACGCGGGGCAACCCATGAACCTCAACGACCTCAACCTCGGCTTCCAGACTGTCGAGTGGCTCATCCTCACCGTACTCGGCGTCTACACCTGGCTCACCAAACGCCAGGCCGCCAGCACCCAGGAACTGCTCGAACTGCGCACCCGCATCGTCGCCCTCGAAGAACACGTGCGGCACCTGCCAGACCCAACCGCCGTCACCGACCTGTTGGGCGACATGAAAGCCATTCGCGCCGAACTGTCCGGCGTCAAAGACGCCCTCGGGCCACTGTCCCGGTCGCTCGACCGCATCAACGACTACCTGCTGCGAGAAAAAACATGAGCCCATACGCCGACTACCTGCGCCACGACATGCGCCTGGTCATCCTGCGGCTGCTGGTCGAAATGCCCGGCTACCGCGCCAACAGCTCCGTGCTCAACACCGCCCTCGACAACTTCGGCCACACCGCCAGCCGCGACCAGGTCAAAACCGAACTGCACTGGCTCACCGAACAAGGCGCCTTGACCCTTACCGACGTCGGCCCCGTACTGGTGGCCACCCTCACCGAACGCGGCCAAGACATCGCCGCCGGCCGTGCCCGCGTGCCCGGCATCCAACGGCCGGGGGCATAAGCATGGCCGGCAAATCCTCCATCAACCGCCTGCCACCCGCGGTCAAAGCCTACATCCACACACTGCTGCGCGAAGACCGCATGACCCTCAACGACATGCTCGCCGACCTGCAAGCGCGCTTCCCCAACGAAAAAGCCCCCAGCCGCAGTGCCCTGGGCCGCTTCAAAGTCGGCTTCGACGAACTCACCGACAAAGCCCGTCAACAGCGCGAAATGGCCGAAGCCTTCGTCGGCGCCTTCGGTGAAGACGCGTCCGACAAAACCGGCGTACTGCTCGTCGAAGCCATCTCGACCTTGACCTACCAGGCCGCCATGGGCGCCCACGAAAAAGACGACGTCACCATCGCCGAGGTCTCGGCCCTGGCCCGCGCCGCCAAAGCCACCATGGAAGCCCGCACCCTCAGCGTCAAAGAACGCCAGGCCATCGAAAAGGCCACCCGCGAACGCCAGCTACAAGAACAAGCCGCCCAACTCGACCACGCCGTCAAAGCCCAAGGCATGACCGAAGACCAAGCCCTGTTCTGGCGTCAGACCTTCCTCGGCGTCAAACCATGAAACCTTCAACCAGCACACTGCGCGTCATCGAATGGGACGAACTACCGCCCAGCGTTCGGCAGATCCCCGAAGACTACAACCCACTGAGCGAAGGCCTGCTCATGGCCCACCAGGCCCAATGGCTGGCCATCGACGCCCACATCAAACTCTGCGAAAAAGGCCGCCGCACCGGCATCACCTTCGCCGAAGCCCTGGACAGCGTCATCACCGCCGCCTCGCAAAAAAGCGCCGGCGGCATGGACGGTTTCTACATCGGCGACACCAAAGAAAAGGGCCTGGAATTCATCGGCTACTGCGCCAAATTCAGCCGCGTCATCGCCCAGGCCCAAGCCTCGGGCGTCAGCCAGATCGAAGAGTTCCTGTTCCAGGACCAGGACGACGCCGGCAACACCCGGCAGATCAACGCCTACCGCATCCGCTACGCCTCGGGCTTCAAAATCGTCGCGCTCTCCAGCAACCCGGCCGGCGTGCGCGGCCTGCAAGGCAAAGTCATCATCGACGAAGCCGCCTTTCACCGTAACGTCGCCGCCGTACTCGACGCCGCCACCGCGTTGCTCATCTGGGGTGGGCGCATCGTCATCATCAGCACCCACAACGGCAAGGCCAACGCTTTCAACCAAATGGTTAGCGACATCCGCGACAAGCGCTACGGCGACAGCGCCCAAGTCTTTCGCGCCACCTTCGACGACGCCGTCGCCAACGGCTTGTTCGAACGCGTGTGCTACATGGCTGGCAAAGTCGCCACCGCCAAAGACAAACACGCCTGGTACTGCCAAATCCGCAGCGCCTACGGTCCACGCAAGGCGCAAATGCGCGAGGAACTCGACGCCATCCCCCGCGACGGCAACGGCGTCTGCATCCCCGGCGTCTGGATCGACGACGCTATGCGAGCGGGCCGCACCGTCCTGCGCTTGGTACTCGATGACAGCTTCACCCAACAACCGATCTACCGGCGCGAGGCCTACATCGCCGACTGGATCGAGCGCCACCTGGCGCCGCTACTGCGACCACTCAATCGCGATCTGCGGCACTTCCTGGGCATGGACTACGCCCGGCATCGCGACTTCTCCATCATCTGCCCCATGTCCGTCGACCAGGCGCGGCACCGCGATGTGCCGTTCGTGATCGAGATGCACAACGTGCCCACCCGCCAACAAAAACACATCCTGTTCCACACCTTGCGCAGCTTGCCGCGCTTTGTCGGCGCCGCACTCGACGCTACCGGCAATGGCGAAACACTCGCCGAAGAAACCGCCGACGAATTCGGCCACAACCGCATTCAGCAGGTCAAAATCAGCCGCGCCTGGTACGGCGCCTGGATGCCCAAATTCGTCCAACTGTTCGAAGACGCCACCCTCACACTGCCCAAAGACGACACCCTGCACCAAGACATCCGCGCCATCGAAACCGTCGACGGCATCCCCATGATCGTCAAGGCCCGCCAACAAGACCTCAAAGACCCCGACCTCTACCGCCACGGCGACTTCGCCGGCGCCGGTGCCTTGGCCAACTTCGCAACGCTGGAGGTCGCCAGTGGCCCGGTCAACGTCAAATCACGTCGCCCACGTCAGGGTCAACGCATCACTCAGGGGTACGCATGAACGCCAATGGCCTGTGGGTCAGCCCCACACAATTCATAAGCTTCACCGAGGCCAAACGCAGCCGCACCCTCAGCCAACACATCGCCACCCGTGGCCGCACCCAAGCCAGCGACTTCAGCGGCGCTCACTTGCCTAACCCAGACCCCATCCTCAAAGCCCAAGGCCAAGACATCACCATCTACCGCGACCTGCGCAACTGCGCCCTGGTCGGCGGCAACATCCGCCGCCGCAAGGCCTCGGTCTTGTCGTTGGAACGTGGCCTCAAACCGGGTGACGCGCCCCCCAAGGTCGAGCGCTTCATCAGCGACTGGTTCGCCGACCTCGACCTTGATCGCATCATCCGTGAACTACTCGACGCACCGCTGTTCGGCTACCAACCCATCGAACTGATGTGGCAACCGCTGGGCAGCCACCTGGTGCCGCAAGACCTGCTCGGCAAACCGGCGGAGTGGTTCTTCTACGACAAAGACAACGCACTGCGCTTTCGCGCCAAAGACGCAGGCCCCGACGGCGAGTTGTGCAACCCGCAACGCTTCATCGTCGCCCGCCAAGACGCCACCTACGCCAACCCCTACGGCTTCCCTGACCTGAGCATGTGCTTCTGGCCGGCCACCTTCATGAAGGGCGGCCTGAAGTTCTGGGTGCAGTTCACCGAAAAGTACGGCAGCCCCTGGGTCATCGGCAAACACCCACGCGGCGCCACCGACGGCGAGACCGACCTGCTGCTCAACAGCCTGGAAGCCATGGTGCAGGACGCCGTCGCCGCCATCCCCGACGACGCCAGCGTGCAAATCATCGAAGCCGCCGGCAAAGCCGGCAGCGCCGAGGTCTACCGCCAACTGCTGGAGTACTGCCGCAGCGAAATCAACGTCGCCATGCTCGGGCAAAACCAGACCACCGAAAAAGACAGCAACCACGCCAGCGCCACCGCCGGTGCCGAAGTCACCAAAGACATCCGCGACGGCGACGCCGCCATCGTCGCCACCGCGCTGAACGCCTGCGTTCGCCACGTCGTCGACCTCAACTTCGGCCCCCACGTCGTCGCGCCGCGCTATGCCTTATGGCAACAGGAAGAAATCGATGCCAGCCTGGCCCAGCGTGACAAAGCCTTGACCGAGTCTGGTGTGAAGTTCACCAACGCCTACTGGCAGCGCACCTACCACCTGCAAGATGGCGACCTGCAACAAGCACCAACCACCACTCAATCGGCTGAATTCGCCGAACCGACAATGCAGCAGGCGCTGGACCAAATCGCCCTCGACCAAGCCATCAACAACCTGCCACCCGATGCCCTGAAACCACTGATAGAAAGCCTCACCAACAGCCTGTTCATGGCTGACACCTGGGGCCGCCTGAGCACCCACGCCGACCAGGAAGACTGACATGGCCACCCCCGCGAAACGCCTCGCCCCCAAAGACCTTCAAGCCATCTTCGGCCTGGAACCGGCCAAGGCAATGGCCTACTTGCAGCAAAAGGGCTACGCAATCACTTGGCGCTGGCAAGACCTGCTCGACCACGCCCACGACCAAGCCTTCACCGTCGCCAAAGCCATGCGCCTGGACCTGCTGTCCGACATCCGTGGCGCACTGGAAGTGGCCCTGCAACAAGGCCAAACCCTCAAACAATTCACCGCCAACCTGCAACCGACCCTGCAAGCCCAAGGCTGGTGGGGCCAACACGTCATCGTCGACAGCCAAGGCACCGCCGAACGCGTCCAACTCGGCAGCCCACGCCGGCTCAGGACCATCTACCAGACCAACCTGCAAAGCGCTTACATGGCCGGCCGCAAGGCCAGCATGGAACAGACCACCGACACCCACCCGTACTGGATGTACATCGCTGTCCTCGATGGCAAAACCCGGTCCAGCCACCGCGCCATGCACGGCCAGGTCTTTCGCCACGACGACCCCCTCTGGCAAACCGTCTTCCCGCCCAACGGCTTCAACTGCCGCTGCCGCGTCATCGCCCTGAGCGAAGCTGCCGTAAAACGCCGCGGGCTCACGGTTCAAACAAGCGAAGGCAGACTATTCACAGAAACGGTCCAAACCAGCACCGACAAACGTACCGGCGAAATCAAAACCGCGACCATCACCAGCATCCGCCTGACAAACACACAGGGCCGCGCCATCACCTTCCGCACCGACCCAGGCTTCAACCACGCCCCCGGGCGGCGCCACCCAACCAACTGACCACCACAAATCCCAGTAGGCACTGGCAAAGCCTCTGATCTTTTGACCCAGACATCTCCAAGAACACACAAACCCGTGGCGAGGGAGCTTGCTCTCGCTGGGCTGCGCAGCAGCCCCAAACCCGCCCACCCAATGCTGACTGACACCCCACCACATCAGAACAGAGGCGCCCCCATGTTCATCCTGGAACTCAAAGACCAACACCTGCAGCACACCTTGCACCAAGTAGAGAGGGCCATCGGCGACCTCACACCCCTCATGCAAAGCATCGCAGCCGAACTGGCCCACCAAACCGAAGAAAATTTCGAAAACGAAGGCCGCCCCGAATGGCCCGAACTGTCCGACACCACCACCGAGCGTCGCGCCAAACACGGCCACTGGCCGGGCCAGATTCTGCAAGTCAGCGCCGCCGGCCTGGCCGCGTCCATCACCACCCACAGCACCCACAGCTCGGCACTGGTCGGCAGCAACAAGCCCTATGCGGCCATGATGCAATTCGGAGGGGAGCAGGCGGACTTTCCACACTTGTGGGGTGACATACCGGGGCGTCCTTACCTACCCATGGATGTTGAAGGCAATCTGCAACAGGTTACCGAAAAGGCCATCTTGGAGCTGACACTCAACCATCTGGAGAACGCTACATCTCTTTAACGACTCAGGAGTCTTTGAGGTCGCTGGGCGCGGAATCGATGATGATCATTTGATGGAAATGACGCTATTGCAGCCGCTGGTCGGTACGCAATGTAATTCGCATTGCTTTGCGCATAATCATACGCAATACTTCGCAGGTAGCGGCACTCAACACTCCTGACTACTGAATCTGACTACTGAATCTGACTACTGAATCTGACTACTGAATCTGACTACTGAATCTGACTACTGAATCTGACTACTGAATCTGACTACTGAATCTGAATCTGACTACTGAACCTGAACCTGACTACTGAATCTGAAACTGAATCTGAATCTGAAACTGAATCTGAAGCTGAATTTGAAGCTGACTATTGAAGGAAAAAAGGCATGAGTGCACTCCTAGACCGAGCTGAGCAGGCAGTATCTGCCACGGCTATGGTTCGTAGTTTTGGGGCGCGATTGAAGGACGTTACCAGCGGGGAAGTAACCCATCTGGTGATATTCAAGGACAACGAGCCAGCAGCGGTGTTAGTAGGCGTAGAGGCCTACCAAGCGCTGCAGGACGAACTTGAAGATCTGCGCTCAGAACTACTGGCCATCGAACGCCTGCCCAGCCTCGACAATACAGACACAGTGAGCCTTGAAGACATGGAGGCTCGCTTTAGTTAGGCAAATGCAGATGAATTGGAATGTTCGGTTTCACCCTGCTGTAGAAGATGATCTCAAACAGCTCGGGAGTGCCGAAGCGAAACGCATTCTGAAAGTCATTCGGGAGCGCATCGTTTCAGGAGAACCCGACAAAATCGGCAAGCCCCTTCGGGGAGTCTTGGCTGGGTACCGCCGGATCAGGAATGGTGATGTGCGCATCATCTATCGTGTGAATGGTACTGAAATCGTTTTGATTGTGTGTGTAGGTGCTCGCAGAGACGCAGAGGTCTACGATTCTGCGACTAAACGAGTCTGATTGAAAAAACCCCGCTTCGGCGGGGTTTTTCTTTCAAACAAAAAGTTAACGCCACTCCACTGATAACAGTTCGCGAGTCCAGGTAAATTGGATTTTCCTCAAACTCCAATCGGATGGGTGCCACTATGAATCGATAGGCCGCCTCTAAGGAGCAGCGAGAATCGCCCATCCCGACCATTCGAGTTGTGAGGTTAAGGCCGCTTTTGACCCCATTCACGGACGGCGTTTGTCAGGCCCGAAAAATTTTTTACCTGGTGTTCCCGCGAAGTCGTCAGATGGAAATACTTCCAGCAGTGAGCTAGGCATTCCCCCCAATTCTTCTGTGAATCGTCTAAGTAAGCGTCGAAGCCTTCTGAGGGCGTACAGCTAGTAGTATTGACGACCAATGAGTTGAGTAAAGGCATTTTTTTGTCGCGACAGAAGTCACCGACGACTCCAGCATAGAACCCAGCCATGTTATGACTAAGGCCGAATGCATTCTCTAATTCATTATACGGAACAACTCGTTTGGCTTGAGCCGCAAGAATTAGATAGCGTAAAACATTGGAAAATACATCGAGGCTAAAATAAGCGGGCATAATCAATCTCCAGCGAGAATGTATACAGGAGTCAAGAAGGCACTTCGTGCAACTTCCATAAGACCCAACCGAAAGTAAATAGCTTTGTCAGCTTCGCGACGGGATCGAGAAGGACGGGCACAACGTAATTTTTAAAGTGTGCCGTTGTCAAGTATTTTGTCTCGATTTTCTTAAGCTAAACGCTAGGTGTAGATCAGCCATTTTTTAAAAAAAGGAGCTTGCTCTCACTGGCCGTGCAGCGACTCCAAAGAAAGATCTGCTGCACAGCCCACGCAAGCAACCTCATTTACTAATGCAACCCACACCTACTCAGGCGGATCAATCTGATCCAGAACCCGGTTTGCCGTGATCTCCGCCAGCATGATGCTGTTGGAAATGCCCAGCAGAGCATTGCGGTCGCCACCCTCCAGATGATCCACCAACTGATGGACCATCACATCGACCGAAGCCAACGTCTCCACCAGGTAAACCATCAGGGTTTCGGTATTCACCTCAGGGTCCACGGTAAAGAGCGTACTGGGTGTGCGTGGTGTGGCTTTGATGTCGGCGGTCGAGGGGAAGTGAAAGTCGAGAGCACGCTCGGCAGCTTCGTGGAGTTTTTTTGAATCGACGCTTTCGTACGGGGATGTCGGATCGGTGTCCGGCGGATTTGGCGTTACCTTGAACATTGGCTCTAACCTCATATGAGTGAGGCTGCAACCAGCTCGCGACTAAACGAAAGGGAGGCAGCTGTGCACAGGTTAGTCGACCGATGAGCCAAGAAATCGGCGCGCCGAAGCGCCCTGCACACAACCGCCATCAAGTGCAGGCATGGGATACCTGGCTGATAGAGACATTGTGCGTCTTGACATCGACGGGCGACTAAACCCGATCACTGATGGGCAGTGACGCGAATAAAGTTACCGGCCCCCCCCAAGGCGCACAAGCCGGCGGATTCTGGCGTAACCGTAGGCAACGGCGCAAGGTCTTGTAGCTTTCGTGAAGTAAACGTGAGCGGTTTTAAACAAGAACTCTTGGTGATGTTGATTGAGCGGGCAAGAGTGTTCTACGCGGGGTCAAACCTCGATTAATCGAGGACGAATATGACGCTTCTTTAAGGTTGACCCTCGCAAATGCAATGGGCAACGTGGCTCCTGAATGAGTCAGCTTTCGCCCAACTCCAGCCCACCCGCTCTAGCCCCCACAACCGAAAGGCCTATTCCTCCCGGTTTCGTAGCTAGCGCGACAACTATGGTCGACGAATTCCTTCTATTTATCGTCAGGTTTGCTATCAGCGCCTGCTGGCTTAGTTTTGGAATCGAATAGTCCTTTAAGCTTATCCAATGAAGTATGAACCGAGCTCATTGTCTCAAGCATATAGTTGAAGTCATTGCTCAAATTATCCTTATGCCCAGGCCACATCACGTCTTCCTTGATCGCCTCAAGCACACGACTGAGCTTTTCCGATACCCCATCCCCCTCAGATCCCATCTCTTTAACAGCATAATAAGATAGCATGTATCGATCATATACCGACTTGACCCGCAAGCATGCCAAAGATGCATCTACATAATGCCTGTACTGTTTAAGGAACCAAGCCGCTAGAAACTCACACACGAGAAAAACGACTGAGCTAGCGAACATCCCAATATACATTACACTATCTTTGGGCTCGCCATACTTGGCCCAAATTTGCCATAGGGCGATGGCTATTATGTAATACAAAATTCCGCCAAATAAAAACAACAACCCTCTATCGAGCAAATTAGAACCTTTTTCCTCCGTAAGTGAAATATGCTTATCTAAACTCTCAACAACACTGCAGATATACATCTCGAAAGCGGTGCCTAAAACCTTCTGACGCTCTACAATGTCTCCCACTCCGGCACGGTCTTGTATTCGCGCATTAGTTTTGTCGGGGTCGTAAGTTTTCGGGTCGCCAAAATCTATGTCGAACGGAAAGAACCTGCCCATACCAAAGTTTTTTATAAATGTGTTAAGCGCAAAAGAACCAAGTTGTATTCCAATAGATTTTGAATCGCCCCTAGCCTTTCGGTCGATTTCAACGAATGATGAACTGGAAAGGCTTTCAAGACCTTTGGCAAATGCAAAAAGCACCGTAAAACCCAAAGTCAATATGCCGAACGTACCAACGAGATTACCCCATAACTTAACAAGAATCTCTGGGGAGATAAATGATAATACCCCATAAACTCCAAACAGCATGACTATATATATGATCAAGAGTGCAAAAAAATCAGGAAAGCCAGACTCTTTGGGGGGCGGGATCGGAGCACCATTTTTATCGCGGCCCTTTGCTTCGCTTGTGTCTAATCCGTTCTCCGCTGCTTCACCTGTGACGCGCTCTACATCTTCTTTTCTGTCCATATTTCTTTAGGGCCTTTATTTTAAGCGTCTATTCAGTGAAAAAATTAATTAGTTGCCGCTTAATTAAATGCTCATCAAAGAGATTCATAAGAGTATTTAAAAAGTCGCACGCCGTTACTAGGGTTGCGGGCGCGGAGACTCGGCAGATAATGGCGTAATGCTATCTGTCTTTCGCTGTCTTGTCTCGTGGAAAGGTGAGGTGTTGCAAGAATATGGGTTTATTTGACGACTCCAGCTCAGCTGTAATGCAACGAACGTTGAAAAAAAACATGGCGTAGAAGCCTGATCCAGCTCGGATCGGGGTCTGGCGGTTCGGTGTAAGCTAGGGGGGCTATCCCATAATCTCAATCGCCATGACCAACATAAGAAGGGTCTTGACCGCGAAGCGTGGCTTGAAGGCGTTTGATCGAGGTGGCGAGCCATTGATCTTCCGGAAGTCCTACTTCTGCCACCATCCTATCAATTACTTCTAAAACAACGTCGGCATCGATCATCACATTCATGCTGTCTCGATCACTGATATAGCCTGGGCGAACTGTTAGAGCTGCGAACGTCGCGACTGCTTCCATGCTGTCCAGTTGTAACGTCAGACTGCTCCTGAGCTCCTCATCCCATCGTTTGCTGTTGGCGATGCAATATATTGCCTCCGTGTCCGGAAGTCGGCGTAGTGCAGTGCCATCGATCACAGCACGGCGATAGCGGGGTAACTCTCGTTCTAACAACTGCATCGTGTCGTTCTTACCGAAAATCACCTCGCCATCGTTCGGACTCGAATGCGATGAACGATTGTGGGCAAACAGGTGTTTTCGCAGAAGCCATGGCACTAAGAGAAGGTCACCATCCTCTATCAAAGCTTCAACGGTTGCTTTCAGACGCGCCGCACCACGATCACTTGAACTCGCATGCCGCCAGATAATTGTCCCTGCGTCATCTACCACATTGCCAAGAGACTCTTCCTTGTGGATCCAGTCGTGTTGCCGAACGAGTGTGCGGGATAAGGCAACCCAGAAGACCCCATCGCCGCTCTGGGGAAGTTCTGGAAGTAAGTCGCCTAGTCGATCAATCAGCGGGAAGAACTGTTCGCTTTGCTGCAAATGTAAAATGATCCTCTCCATTTGGTCGACATTACCGATGCTCCAGATCTGTTCGATCTCAGCCCTAGGCATCATGCCTGGTGGATTGCCGAGGTAGAGCAAGCGTACGAGGTTCCGACGTTTAGAGATCCTTTTCCCGTCGACCATTTTGCTATCGACGCTAAACCGAGGGAAAAGCAATTGGAGAAAGTCACGATGAACATCTGCATTAGGACCCAGTATGTCGGTAACAGATGCCCCTTTATCTTTGTTGTTTTGGCGGGCTGACATTCTCCTCATGAGTTCACGATCGCCAGGATCATCAATAACGGCTTCAAGCTTATTAACGATCAGATCACGTAACGCAGGAGCTTTCGTGACAATCCAGCTGTAACCTAGGACATCATAGGGACATATCTCGCCTCGAGTAATTTCCTCCAGCACAGCGAACGCCCCCGTTAGTCGCTTGATTTCACGAGGGGTACGCACAACTTGGACCAGTTGTTTAATAATGCTTTGTTGGTATGGTTCGTTGGGGTCTGGAAGATCAACGCCATTGACACGTAGTGAGTGAGCTAGCAGCGCCTTGACATCTTCTTCGAACAACGGACGTAGTGAGATCGGAAACTGAATAATTTTTTCCAGATAACTTTCTCCTGTTCGCTGTCGCTCCTTTGGTTTGTTACCTCGTCCAAGCGCTTGTGTCACACGATCGGGATCGTAAGCGACCAGATAAGAAATACCCTTAATGTCACCTACTGCCTTCACAAGTTGCGCCACCGCTCGGACCTCGTCATCTTCAACTCGGTCTAGTTCGTCGATCAACACTACGACCGGCACGCTTGCATTGGCGAGCTTCGCTTCAAGCAGTTTTCTTTCCTGATTCGCCGACAGATCCTTTGGCTTGATAAGCGCGCTTAGCCACTTGACGAGCCATTTTTTCCAAAAAGCAGTAGCGGCACCACCAGCGCCCAAAGCATCAATAACAGTAGCGACTGTGGTTCCTGCGAGCTCAATGGACGCTTTATACCGTTCGAGTTGAATTCGGACTTCTCGCGTTTTTTCACTAGTGCTGCTCCCAAGCGCTTCACGTAGGCTGTTGAAGTAAGCCTCGACCAGCTCGTCGCGCCCCTTGAAAAGCCATGGGTTCAAAGTCGCCACCACTACACCGTCCACTTGCTGCAGTTTTTCGTGCAACAAATTAAGGACGCTCGACTTACCAAGACCCCATTCACCGGTCAGGCCTACGACAAATCCTGTTGCACGGCGAGAGATCGTTCCGTCAGATCTTTGTTCGGTATGGACGAGCGATTTGATAAGACTCGAGATAAACGGGCCACGATCCAACGCATCGGCTTCAGCTCTATCGATGGCCCGGTCTTGGCGTGCAAGGTGATCATTGGTTTCCATAAGTAAACTGCCGACTTCCATATGAGAGAAGCAATTTTTCGAGTGAACTGTTGAATCGCCGTCGCGCTGTACTGCTTTTTTCCTTGGTAGAAAAAACGGTGTCCTGCAGGTTCATGCCCGTCGAATTCTCCGCAGTCTTACCCAAACGTGGAGCGTTCGGCCTACTGAGGCTAGCCTACGCGCCTCAATTTCGAAGGAAGAAACCAACAATCAACTCACGTATCAGTACCAGCAGCTTAGGTTAAATCTAAATTCAATCGCTACGCAGCCGACGCAGAAAGCAATACAACATCAAGTGAAGCGTTGGTTCACGATAGAACAAAGAACACGTCGTAAACGCTTTATAAAGCCAGCCTACCGTATTGCATGGCAGTGGGTCTCCTCATAACCAACGACCCAGCTCAGACTCCGCCCATCACTCCAACCCAAACCCTTTAAACCCGATTAAAAGCCCAACACCATCCACCACCCGAAACTGTGCGCACCATCTTCACAGCAGCGCACACCCATGCAACCACTCCACATCTTCAAACCCGGCACCCACACCGCCATGTGCGGCGCCAGCTTCTCCTTCACGGAATCCGACCTAACCGCCACCGTCACCGCCTACGACCCAACCCTGCACGAAGCCCCCATGGTCATCGGCCACCCGCAACACGACGCTCCGGCCGCCGGCTGGATCAAGTCACTGTCGGCCGCCGCACAAGGCCTGATCGCCGAGCCCCAACAAGTCGACGCCACCTTCGCCGAACAAATCGCCAAAGGCAGCTACAAAAAAATCTCCGCGTCCTTCTACCACCCCAACGCCGCCAATAACCCGGTGCCGGGCGTGTACTACCTGCGCCACGTCGGCTTCCTCGGCGCCCAACCGCCTGCGGTGAAAGGCCTGCGTCCCATCGAGCTGGCCGATGGCGAAGCCGGCGTCATCGAGTTCGGCGACTACGGCCACGAACTCAGCACGGACCTGTGGCGACGTTTGCGTGAGTGGCTCATCGGCAAGTTCGACAAAGAGGCCGCCGACCAGGTCGCGCCTTCATGGGCCATCGACTGCCTCGCCGAAACCGCTCGCCAACCCGAGCAGCCCGCGCAAACCGCGTTCTCTGAACCCACCCAAACCACCCAGGTATCCAGCATGCCCGAGCAAGACAACGCCGCCCTGGAGGCAGAGAACCAACGCCTCAAAGCCGACATCGCCCAACGTGACACTGGCACCCGCATGGCCACGCAACAGGCCATTCACACCACCAGCGTTCAGTACGCAGAGCAACTGGTCGCCGCCGGCATGAAGCCGCTGCACGCCCCGGCGGTCATTGCCGCACTCGATTTCGCCCAGGCCAGTGAAGCACCGCTGCTGTTCGGCGAAGGCGACGCCCGCCAACCGTTGAGTGACGGCCTTAAAGCCATCTTCAACGACCTGGCCGGCACCGTCAGCTTTTCTGAAGTCGCGACCCAGGCCCGCGCCGGCAACACCCATGCCGCTCTCACCAACCCGTTGCTGGCCGACGCCGAAGCACGCACCCAAAAGTAGGAAGCCCACATGGCCACGTTTACCCCACCCAAAGACCTGGGCGATTTGCTGTTGATCGAAGTCTGCCCCGGCTGGACCCGAAGCCAAGCCACGTTGCTGGCCGGCACCGATTACCCGCTGGGCCAAGTGCTGGCCAAGGTCGCCGGCAAATACCAACGGCTGGACCCAGCCGGCACCGGCCCAGCCAAGAAGGCCGCCGCTGTGCTGGCCGAGCGCATAGACGCCACCGCCAGCGACCAACCCGGCATCGTCATTGCCCGCGGCGCCGTCCTTGCCTTGGCAGAACTCGATTGGCCCGCCGGCATCACCGACGCGCAAAAAGCCACAGCCCTCGACGAACTCAACGCCTTGGGCATCGTCGCCCACGCCACCCTCTAGGAGCCGCCCATGAACCTGCAAGACCTGTTCAGCGTTGCCAACCTCACCGCCGCCGTGAACAAGCTCCCGGCCATCCCTGGCAAGGTCGGCGCCATGGGGCTGTTCGATGAGAAAGGCGTCACCAGCACCAGCGTCGTCATCGATGAGCACGAGGGCCGTCTGGTGCTGGTGCCCAACACCTCACGCAATGACGACCCAGCACCGCTCAAGGGCAGCCAACGCAAACGCCGCACCTTCGAAACCCTGCACCTGCCCATTAACCGGCCACTGCTGCCCAGCCAGTTGCAAGGTATCGCCGCCTTCGGGCAAGAGAGCGCCACCGCGCCCATGGCCACGGTCATCAACGACCACCTGCAAGACCTGAAAAACAGCATCGAGGCCACCCGGGAGTTTCAGCGCATCGGCGCACTTCGCGGCAAGTTGCTCGACGCCGACGGCGCAACCCTGTTCGACCTCTATAAAGAGTTCGAGGTGACGCAAAAGAAATTCACCGTAGCCCTGGGCAAGGCCGACACCAACGTGCGCAAGGCCTGTCTCGACGCCAAACGCTACAGCGAATCCAAATTAGGCGGCGTCATGGTCACTGGCTTTCGTGCGCTGTGCGGGCCGGACTGGTTCGACGCGTTTACCGACCACGACAAAGTCAAAGCGGCCTTCGCCAACTACCAGGAAGCCCAAGACCGACTCGGCGGCGACCTGCGCAACGGCTTCACCTTCGGCGGCATCCAGTTCATCGAGTACGACGTTACCGTCAGCGGCCAACGGTTCATCCCGGCCGACATCGCCCAAGTGTTCCCCATGGCCCGTGGCGTGTTCCGTATGTTCAACGCCCCGGCCAATTACAACGAAACCGTCAACACCCTGGGCCAGCCGTTCTACAGCAAGGCCGAGCCACGCAAGATGGGCAAAGGCTGGGACGTGGAAGCCCAAGCCAACCCCTTGGCCATGTGCCTGTTCCCCGAAGCGCTGATCGAGCTGAAGGTGGGTTGACCCATGCGCTATTGCACCCGCGACGATCTGGGCAACGCCATCCCACAGCGCACGCTGATCCAGCTGTCCAACGACAACCCGGCCGCCACCCAGCCCAATGAAAGCGTCATCGACGACGGCCTGCGCCACGCCCAGGAATTGGTCGACGGCTACTTGCGCGGGCGTTACCACCTGCCGCTCGATCAAGTGCCCACGCTGCTGCGCGAAGCGGTGGTGTGCCTGGCGCGGCATTGGTTGTACCAACGCCGGCCGGAAGGCGCTTTGCCCGAGGCGGTGAAGGACAGTCGCAAAGACACCCTCGCATTGCTCGAAAGCATCCGCGACGGCGTCGTCACGCTGGGCCTGCCCAGCGGGCACGCCGCGCCAGAGCCGGGCGAGATCCGCGTGCGCTCGCGGCCTCGGCGCTTTGATGCGGACACCTGGGGGCGCTACTGATGAACGACGCGCCGCCCAACACCCAAACCGAGCAACTGCTGGACGCCATGCGCGCACGGCTGCAAGCCGAGTTCGGTCAACAGTTGATGGTCGAACTGTTCCCTGAAAACCCGCAGCAGTACCGCCTCAATCATCCCACCGGTGCGGTGTTACTGGCCTACGGCAAATCGACCTTCAGCGGCTCGCACAGCACCGACGCCACGGTCCAGTCGCGCTATGTGCTGCTGCGGTTGACGCTGGTCTTCCGCCAGCTCAACGGCACAGACGGCGTGGTCAGCTACCTCGACCGCCTGCGTGCCTGCCTCACGGGCTGGTTCCCACCCCATGGCGATCAGGCCTGTCGCCCCGTGTCCGAACAGTTCATCGGCCACCTCAATGGCGTGTGGCAGTACGCCCAGGACTTTTCAATCCGCACCACACAACTGCAAAGCCTGCCCCCCGAAGACGGGCCACGGCTCAAACACGCTCATTTTCAGGAGTCCCCATGAAACTCAACACCTACCGCTACACCGGCCCGCTCAGTGCCGCCAGCCTGCGCCTGGGCGACAGCGAGCAATTGCTAGAGGTCCAGTTGCAGCCGGGCCAACCGGTCAACTTGCCAGCGGACCACGACTACACCCGCGTGCTGTTGGCGCTCAACCACCTGCGCCTGTTGCCAGGCAACGCCAAGCCCACCGGCAGGGCCTCATTCATTCGCGCCGAAAAGGAGTAACGTCCCATGCCCGCCAACTATTTACACGGCATCGAAACCACCGAAGTCGAGCACGGCCCCAGGCCCATTCGCGTGGTCAAATCCGCCGTCATCGCCTTGGTCGGTACCGCTCCCGTTGGGCCGGTCAACGAGCTGACGCTGTGCCTGAACGACACCGATGCCGCCCGGTTCGGCTCGCACCGCAACGGCTTCAGCATCCCTGAAGCGTTGCAAGGCATCTACGACTTCGGTGCCGGCACGGTGCTGGTGGTGAACGTGCTCGACCCGGCCGTGCACAGTGCCACCGTCACCGGCCAGGCCGGGCAATTCACCGAGCACAACCAACTGCAACTCGAACACGGCGCGCTGCAAACCCTGCAATTAAAATCCGCCGATGGCTCGATCACCCATCGGCTCGGCACTGACTACACCGTCTCTATGCTCACTGGCATCGTGCAGCGCTTGGCCAGTGGCAGCATCGCCGCCAACGCCCAAGTCCAGGCCGACTACACCTACGCCGACCCCGAAAAAGTCACCCCGGCCGACATCCTGGGTGGCATCAATGCCGCGGGACGGCGCACGGGCCTCAAGGCCTTTCAGGACAGCTACAACCAGCTGGGTTTCTTCCCCAAGATCTTCATCGCCCCAGGCTTCAGCACCCTGGCCGCTGTCAGTGCCGATCTGACCATCGCCGCCGAACAGGTCGGTGGCGTGGCCTACATCGACGCCCCCGTCGGCGCCACCGTACAACAGGTGCTGGCCGGGCGCGGCCCCACCGGCACCATCCACTTCAACACCAGCAGCGACCGGGTCCGGCTGTGTTATTCGCATGTGCGGGTGCACGACGCCACCCACGGTCAGCGCCTGCAACCACTGTCGATCCGCGCCGCCGGCCTGCGCGCCAAGGTCGACCACGACCACGGCTACTGGTGGAGCAGTTCCAACCAGCCGCTTCTGGGCGTCATCGGCCTGGAACGGCCACTGACCGCGCGCATCGACGACGCCAACAGCGAGGTCAACCTGCTCAACGAAAACGGCATCACCACCGTCTTCAATTCCTTCGGCAGCGGGCTTCGTCTATGGGGCAACCGCACCGCGGCCTGGCCCAGCGTGACCCACATGCGCAACTTCGAAAACGTGCGCCGCACCAAAGACGTTGTCGACGAATCCATCCGCTACAGCGCCTTGCAATTTGTCGACCAGCCCATCACCACCTCGTTGATCACCAGCATCACCGAGAGCGTCAACCTGTTCCTGCGCAAACTCATCGGCGATAGCGCCTTGCTCGGCGGCGAATGCTGGTACGACCCGGCCCGCAACCCACAGACCGAACTGGAACAAGGCCACGCACTGTTCAACTACAAACTCACCGTGCCGCTGCCGTTTGAGCGCGGCACCTTCGAAACCGAAATTACCGGGCAGTACCTGGTCAACCTGGGGGCCGCATAAATGGCAGGCTTTAGCGCACACCGCATCACCAATGCCAACCTGTACCTGGATGGCAGCAGCTTCTTTGGCCAGTGTGAAGAGATTGATTTGGGCACCCTGAAAACCGTCACCAGCGACTTCCAGGGCCTGGGCATGGTCGGCCTGATCGAGCTACCTGATGGCATCGACAAACTCGAAGGAAAAATTACGTGGAACAGCTTGTACGTGCAGGCGGCCAAAAAGCTGGTGACACCGTTCAAGAGTGTGCAGTTGCAGTGCCGGTCTAATGTGCAGGTGTTCAATAACGGCGGGTTGGTGGATGAGATTCCGTTGGTGACGACCATGACCATCACGGGCAAGGAGTACCAGTTGGGCAACCACAAACCGCGGGACCCGACGAAGTATGAGACGCCGTTTTCCGCGACCTATGTGCGGCAGGTGCTGAATGGGGATGAGGTGGTGTTGCTGGATTATTTGGCGAATATTTTTCGTGTGGGCGGGCAGGATCAGTTGGCCAAGTACAACAAGAATCTTGGTATTGCTTAACGGCACTCAAAAAAATGCCATTGTGAAGCAACCTTAGCGAATGACGGACTTCCGAGCACGATCTAACCGTATCTAATCAAATCGTAAATGGTTGTTCGCAGTTGAAAAGATGGCGAATAGCCACCAATATGGTGTGTACCGGGAACGATTAGGACAGACCAGATCGTACGAATAGGGGGAATTACCGCAGATGACCATGGACAATTCGGAAGAGTTTATCAAATCCGTACAACGCTTTTCATCACGACACTTTGACCACAAAAATCACCTTCCTACGCTTAATTCCTGCTTAGAGAAAGCGACGAAAGGGGCTCGCGACTTACAGGTAGGACACGACAACCCTCTGCCTTTCATTCTAAAGGTCGAAACCGAAACCTTGCTGCACATCGTAGCCGACCTCAACAATAGCCTTCTTCTTTCTCTGTCGAATGGCCTGTATTCATCTGTTGAGGCGCTGTCCAGAGTCGCACTCGAAAACACTATAAACCTCATGTATATCAACGAGGAGGATGATACGAGCCGGGCAAAATCCCTTCTAAAAAGCTATTTGACCACTTCCAGAGATAGAGGACAAAAATGGCTTGATTTCGCCGTACTTGTTAAAGACGAAGGCTCCGAGCAGCGAGCAAGAGCTTTTTTCGATAACCTGAAGTTTGTTAAAGACCTTCTCCCACTCTTCAGAGACCCTAAGGTCAAGGGGTGGTCTGACGCACGCGCTCGGTTTAAAGCTGTGGGGCTCGAGAATCTATACCACATCCTCTATGCGCCATCCTGCAATTCAGTACATTCTTTTTCGGAAGATATTTACAATCAAATGCTCCTTGAGCACACGGTGCCAGAGTTCAAGCTCGAAATTTACAAAAGCATTGAAGCCGAAAAACATCGTTTGCGTATTACTTGGCTACTAACGCAGTACTACTTTACGCTGACGCCGTGCAGAGGCTTGCCGCCAGACTGGAAAATAATGATGTGGAAGACAGCGTCCTTGAAGCAAAGGTGGCATTATGGGGCTTGATTAAAGAGCATGAAAGCCTGACTGATGAGTATTACAAGGAGGTTACAGTGCCGGCATGACTTGCTTGCCTGCTGTTGCCGAAAACGGTTCTCGCATAGCCAGCATTTAGTACTGCCGACGCTCTAAGCAGGCTTACAACTTCGTTTATATAATATGCCATCCCTGCGTAGGCAGGGTGGCGAAGTTGAACATCAAGTTCTAATTCATTTGTGGAATGGCGCTGGATCAAGGATGTACTCGAGGATACCTCCATGAGAGCCTTGATAATGGATGGGGAGAGGCCTATCGGACGGTATAACTCCAAATTCCAACTGACTTGCGTCCATGCCCGGAATGAATGGTGAGAAGAAAAGCACTCGATTCGCGAATAGTGTAATTTCCCCATTTACGAGTACTGGTGTTAGCTTTCTTATTTGAGAGAATTTTTCTGGAGCACTGAAAGCGATTGAGTATGAGTTTATAAAGTCGCGCTCACGATAGAGCTCACTGGTGTCGAGTTCGCCTACAATCGCCAGCCCCCTTCGAAGGAAAACATCGCTATCACTGATACTGTCACTGTTAGGATGATTCTGCTTCCATTCTTCAACATGGCGATAAATCATTTGATCGTTGACGGTCAAAATTGCCGCGATATCTTCAGCCGCAACCAATGGTTCTACATCTGCAGGCAGATCATCAGTCTGAACAAATTGAGCATCACGGCTAGTTAACGTACACAAATAATCATGTATTGATCGCTTGAGTCGTCGGCACCGGCCATCTTGACGTTTACTCTTGCCGTCAAACCACTCTTCGGCGAGGACCTCGCAAAATATTTTAAAGACACCCTCTGGCAGCTTATTCTCTAGCTCTTTAGTAAATTCGTCGCGAAAGGCTTCCTTGTTTTCGGTGAAATATTTCAGAAGATCAATTTCTAGTTCACTGGCATCTACAAACTTCATTGCTTCGGTATTAGGGCTGCGTCCAATTGGAGCGCCGTCCACGTGCGCAGCAACTAGAAAACGTTCCATAAAAGCAGCCGACATTATGTATTGTGGCAACAAGGATGTATCGAGGGCTGTACCAGGCTTATTCATGATTATCCAAAGTTATTTTTTGTGGGTTTCACTATCAACATTTTTGCCAGCTGACCAACACAGACAAGCTATATTCATACCCTATTCGGCGACTGGACTTCCCATGTACCAAGCAGATACAAAGAGAGAGAGCCCGCAAGATTCACTGCAAGCTCCGCATGGCGTGGCGCTGGTTTAACTCCAGCCTTACCCGTGCCATGCGAATCACTTAAGCGATTCCGAAGCGCACCTAAGCCTTCAACAACGGCTGTGCATCCACCTAATATTTGCTTGAATACCTGTTCGGTATGCTGAGAGGGAGCAAGGTTTAGTAACTCTGCAGTTTGTCGATAGAGTTTATTTAGGTCGGGGCTGTCAATGTATTCCAGCCCAGCCGCTTCCAGGATGTGTTTGCAGACTGATTCCAAAAGAGTCCTTGCCATCGTAATAGCACCTTCGGGGTCAGTGGCCCGGCGCTCTAGTGACTTGGTCCAAGCTGCCCTCACATGCTCTGAATCAAACCTATCAATAGCGCCTGTAACGGCATTATCTGCCGGTGATGCTCCACTTTTTTCGACATACTCCAGTAATGGGCGAAACTCGTCCCAAATATAAGTCCTACGTTCGGCATAGGTAGCATACTTACCTTTTATAAACTGCCAAAACTGACTGAGACTCCTGCACGTTCGCACAAAGCGCGGAACCATTGTGACGAGTGTTGAATCGGCCATAACCACTTGACGCAGCTTCAGGTAAGCAGTGTCGTCTTCGTTTCCTCCAGTGGCCTGTGAAATCAGAATTCCTTGCAGTGATTCTGCTTCTTCTGAAAGAGGATGCATTCTTGACCTATTGAGCGAGCTCGGTACGAGGATGGAGGTTGTGCAGTGCTTACAGCATAGCGGCGAACCGCTTCGCTGGGGAGGTTGCACGGAGGAATTATCCTTAGGTCGATACGTCTCGATTCTTCTACTCATATTTCATCCAAACGACAGAGGAAGAGTGGAATTCCCCATGTCAGACCTGGCTCCGCGGGGGCGGTGCTGCTAGGTATCACACACATTGTGTGGCATGCATGTCCACACAGATGAGGTTACCAATTGAAGTTGAATTTACTTGCCTAGCCAGTCATGGCAATGTGCCGTTCGCCACCCATGTCATTCAAATACAGGGGGCTCGAAAGAATCGAAAACACAAGGAGCAGATTCTTGAGCAAAGCAATGCTGCACGCGACTATCCGCCAGCTACCGGTCGGTCAAGGTGGTTTCCTGATTGGTCAAATTAGTGATGCACACAATCGCGAGTTCACCTACGCGTTTGATTGCGGCTCAATCAACCGGGAGCACTTCGAGCAAGGATTGTCTTTTTGTTCGCCGGGCAAAATAGACGTGCTGTTTATTTCTCATATGGACGCGGACCATATAAATGGCATCGATGCCTTGGCCTCGAAGATGCAGATCGATACGGTGATTCTTCCCTGCTTGGACGCATTGCACATGACCATGATCGCATGCGAAGCCGCTGGAGCTGCGGGGCTCAGAATGTCGGTCCAGTCATTCTTGTCAGATCCTTCGACTTGGTTCGCAGATCGCGGGATCAAGCAAATCTTTCATGTTCAGCGAGGAGACAATACGGCCGAGGCAATTCCTTTCAACCCTGATTCTGAACGCTCAATTGAAGACAAAATTGTGCCGGTTGGTGAGGATGCTGAGCCAAACCGTCCATACACGATTCGCTCTCAAACTGTGAGTGAAGCTAAGACACTTCGCTCAGGTGAGGCCGTGGTTCGAATGCTCGGCGAACACACCTCGATTTCAATCAATTTCGGAGGTGGCTCACCATCGTGGTTACTGATCCCCTATGTGCATCCATTCCCAGGTGAGGACATCGCCTCGTTTCGCAGGGCTGTGGGCGGCTTGTTCCCTCGCACGTTCGCAAGTCGGGCAATTGCGTCAGAAGCATTCAAAAAGACGTTACTGGAGCTACTGCGCAACGAAGATAGTCGCAAGGCTTTAAAAGCCTGCTATTCCATTTTGTCTAAAGACAACAATAAACCGTCTTTAAGCCTTTACGCTGGGCCTCATCCACGCGTTTTAGGATACAAGCAGATATTTAGAACCGATCAGTTTTACGAATGGACCTTTCGTTCTCAACGCTCGATGATCGTGTCATCAAGTGGGTTACCTGAAAGTAAAGGAGGAGCGTGGCTCTGTACTGGTGATGCGAACTTGGAAACGGATGACACGAGAACGCCATGGCTTCTACGGTTCAAGCACTTGCTAAAGGAAGTAGAAGTATTCAATTTGCCGCACCATGGTAGCAATCGCAGCATTCACAACGATGTCATTGAGCAATTGGCGGGAGCAGTAATGATCGCTTGTGCCGCAACTGGGTGTCCTAAGCATCCACATCACCTGCTACTTGGCCGATTGCGCATGTCCAGGCAATGTGTCTGGCAGGTTTCAGAAGAATCTGAAAGCGGTTACAGACTCGAAGTTTCCATCACCGTCTGAGCGGTGTCGGCTGGCCATTCTTGGGGTGGCCAGAAAAACTTCTACGTAGCCAACGCGGTGAACTTGTTGATCGCTAACCTTCGCGTTCAATATAGGATTTCGAGTCCAGCTTGGTCAGCGGCGATAGAACGGTCTCGTTGAAGTTTTTTTTCGTTCTTTGGTATCATAGGCCCATTCGACGGTTTACCAACTCTGTTACTTGCAGGTGGGACGTTCGGAGACCTCTCAGGTGGTCTGCAAGTTTTCATCCTCATCTTCTCCGTTTTGAAGATCGAGTTCTCAACCCATGGATCCTTCCATAAAAGGGGTAAAAAATGAAAATTAAAGTAAGCCTGAAATGCAAGTGCAATGGCGTCAAGTCTCTGGGGGTTAAGACGGCAGATCACTGAGAGAGGCTAGAAAGTTCGCTGCTATTTAGATGGGTAAGAGCAGACTCCCCCGCCAATTATGAGAAAGCACCCTAATCAGGGTGCTTTTTTGTTTATGCTAATACTTCCCATTGTCCACCCTTGAAGTAGTCGAAGCTCACTCAATAGGTTTACAGAACGGCATATATAAGTTTTTCATTTCTCTCGCAGTGATCGTCCGACCATACCAATCTGATAAGATGCTTAGGTTTGGTGCCCATATGTACCGCTGCAATTAGCTCGACAGACTGATGCGTGTCCAGCGATTGCAGTGGAAATTTAGCGCTAATCTCGCTCTCCAAAAGCACATCGTTCCCTTCTGGAAAGTCGATATTTACGTCACGCGCTACAGCCTTACCTTTATTCCAAATTTTTAAGCGATATTTGTTACTACCTAACTTTATGAAGGATGCACCAAGGTTGGCCTTTTTTTCGTCCGTTGCGTCAGCTGTTTCCTTTTCAAGCAAAAGATTATTTAGTTTTTCTTGTACTTCAATAAGCTTTTTTTGACGATTATTAAACTGAATCGTTTTCACTGTGGCGTACACGGAAAAAACCAGCGCAAAACCAGCAATAACATCACCCGAGTCGACTGTAATAGCTATCATTTGAACTTAATATTCTTGCTGCCCTTAAAGGCGCTCTTCAAAGTGTCCTGCAACTGCTTGGTTAGATCCTTTTTTACCGACTTTTTAATCTCTTCCAAATGCTCTCCAATGTTCTCGCTGTTCTCTTGTAGAAGCTCGTCGCGAGTGAGCGACCTATCACATGTAGCGCAGGTCACCATCTCGGCTGATGGGTCATCCGCCCCCTCAAACAAACTACCTCCACAGGTGGGGCAGAGCAACGAAACAGTTCGGTTGTACTTTTCAGTGTCCACGACGCAATCTCCGCTGCAGGTGTGAGGATGTAACCTCACGCAGATTTTTTAGAGTCACCACACAAGCCCTGAAGCATAGCCAAGAAGTGGCATATTGCACATATTTTCCAGCTTAGGGGAGCTGATTCCGTGACGCTTTCTTCCAATTTTGGTAAGCCGTAGTCAGGGATAGACGTCCGTGATGTTGCAAAGCTACGCAGCACAACGCCTTTACCTACAACCAACACAGAATCCGCCGGCTTTTCCTCTTGGCCCCCAACCGGTAACTTGTACCCCGTCACTGCCCAGCAGTGATCGGGCTTGACCGCCCGGGGCACAATGAGCTGTACGTGTCCTCTTTTGAAGGGACAGGCATTACATGCCTGGATAGATGGTGGCTGTACGCGGACTCCCTTGGGCCGCCGGCGTTTCAGCTCGCCGGTATGTTCACTGGCGTACCGTCACCATCTTTTGTCAGCCAGCATGCCATCATGGTTGGGCGCGGGGCACTTCTGTAGGCCTACGCCTGTTGCTGCGCCCCGACGTTATCCAGCACACGGTTCACCGCCAACTCGCTCAACATGATCACCTGCTGCAACGCCAACATCATGTTGCGGTGCCCCCCCTCTAGCGTCCCGGCAAAATCACTGGCCATCAAATTCGCTGACGCCAACGACTCACAGGCGTGGGCCAACAGCGTTTCGTTATCGACTTCGGGAGCCACCACAAAGATGGTGATGGGTGTTCGCCCCTTTGCTGTCGTCAGGCCCGATGGCTTCAGGTAGTGGTTCAGTGCTCGGTGGGCAGCTTGGTGAAGTGTCTTGTTGTCAGCGGAGATGTACGGGCTGGTACTTTCGGGGGTGTAGTCGTCAGGCGTGTCCGTGGTCCCTTGCATGATGAAGCTCCTTGATGTTGGGAGTCACTACGCTAACGGTCTCGTTTCTGACCGCCAAGCCTAAAAATACGTCGGATGTTTCTCGGTTTTCCTCAACGCTTTCATCGTCCACGAGCCTCATTTACTCGAAAAGACAACACCGCTTAAACACGCATGTTTAAGCGGTCCCCAAGTAACGTCGTGAAAGCTACAACACCTTGCGTCGTTGCCTACAGGTGCGTAAGAATCCGCCGGCTTGTGCGCTTTGCCCCCCAGCCTCTATCGTTTCCCAACCACAGCCCATCTGTGGTCGGGTTTAGTCGCCCAGAGGTAATTGAAGTTGCACAAGTGCCGTCAGACAGGTGTTTCCTACCTGTATTTGATGGTGGCTGTGCGCAGGGCACCTTCGGGTGCGCCGGTTTCTTCAATTCCCCGGTCGACTAACCTGCGTACAGCTGCCACCCCTTCGTTTAGTCGCGAAGTGGTGTCAGCATCACCAAAGGAATTGAAGATTATGTTCAAGGTCACACCCAATCCGCCGGACACTGATTCAGCATCCCCGGACGAAAGCCTCGACTCAAACAAACTTCACGAAGCCGTCGAGTGCGAGCTCGACCACTACTTCAACTCGGCCGCCAACATCATGGCCACCCCGCGAAAACCCAGCTCCATGTTTATCGTCAATCCAGAGCTCAATACCGAGACCCTACTGGTGCACGCGTGCGAGTCTCTGGCATCGGCCAATGTCATGGCCACCGATCTGGTGGATCAACTGGAGGGGACGAGTCGCAACGCGCTGCTGGGCATTGCGCAAGTCATCATGCTGGGGGAACTGGCAGTGAACCGGGCGCTGGACCAACTCGATCCACCTGAATAGTCACGCCCCCTGTGGCGAGGGGGCTTGCCCCCGTTCGGCTGCGCAGCAGTCGTAAAACATCATTGACGAAGGAACGCGTTCTTTCGCCAATGGTGTTTTGGCATTGATGTGTGAAGGATGAAAGTCAGGTGATGAAAAAATCGACTATCAAGAGTTCACCCAATCGGTCGCCGCTTTGGTGCCAAACACAACGGCCTTACTCAAGAAGTCAGAAGCCAGCTCTTTCACCTTACCTGTCATGCCTTCTTTCGTTGCACTGACCAACTGCTCACCCAAAGAGGGATCTTTGCTTTCGAGATTTGAAGGCATTGCGTTTAGCAGCTCCAAGGTCCGCGCAGTCAATACACAACCTCGAATTATGTGGGTAGTCACCAGTTCCTTTCTGATGAGGTATCCATGCTCGCCCAACCAGTCCACCGTTGAGGTGAAAAAACGTACGTACCCGCCCTTATGGTATCCGTTCTCTGTCGGTTCATCGTCCACCAGAAGGTCAGCGAAATTTGTCGCTATCAGTTCAATGGGGACGGGAAACGTTTCATATAGCCTGGCGAAAATAGCGCCGACTAAAATATTGAAGCGCTCAATGTTCGGTGCCGACATGCTAGTCCTTCAGTTCAGATTGACGGGAGGCGCTGAGGGCATAAGCCCGTAGGTGAGTTCGCGTCGCACTGATGGGGTTCAGCCCACGAAGTTCGGTAGAACGCTGGCTTCCGTCAGGCAGTGTCGCCGTCAAGGTGTCGTTGAACACTGAGTAGGTCGCAGTGTATTGCTCACCGTCAATGTCGATGGTCAGTTCGTCTTCCATTGCACATCTCCTTTTTGCGCGTCAGCACCGGGTCGGGTGATCACTCCCACACCGGCGGGAGCGACCACCATATGTTCAGTTGGCTACCAGGCACTCAGGCAGGCTGTTGAACGTTTCCAAGCCATAGCTGGTGACCACGAATCTGGTGTCCCCTCGGATGAATTCTTCATCTTTGAGCCACCGGATGCAGTCGTTAAAAAACGCTTCTTCATCAGTGGGGTTGTACATGCCATTGTTAGCCATTTCCCCAGCTTGAATACCAAATTCCGCCGGATCGAGGCTGTTGTAAACGGGACATGAATCGATCAATACATCCATGATCTGACTGATCAGGTCGTTGAATTTCTCTCTGTTTGATTCACTCATACGTCCATTCCTCCTTGTGATTTCAGTGCTGGTTGACCTTCAAACGCACACGGATCGTCTCTTTAAATCCGATTAAAAGCCAGTCTCCGCTCACACCGTCATCATCAGGTCTCACCCACTGAGCAACCTGGAGCAAAACGATGGCTGACACACTCAGCTTCACCCTCAAATTCCCCTTCACCAGCGCCACCGGATCGCAGGTCTCGGTGTTGCCCATCAAGCGTCTCAAGCGCAAAGACATCAGCAACGTCCAAGCGCTGACCAAAGACGAAGGCGCCATGGAAGACCTGTTGGTGGCCAAGATGCTGGGCATCACGCTGGAAGACCTGGGGGATTTCGACATCGCTGATTCCCGGTCAGCCACCGAGGTGTTGCGGGAAATGGCCAATGGCGCCGACCTTGTTGCAATCCTGGGACGAAGCGCTGTTGCTGGTGCTGCGGCTGCAACCGTCTGAGATCGCTCGGCTGACCCTGGACGACTACTGGCGTTGGGTCGAAGTGTGCGAGCGCGAGATCAATCGTCGCAACGCACTCGCCGCGCAAGCGTACGACTGATCAATGCAATCAGCCCGACCACCACACCAACCAGTAGCGCGCCGCCCGCGGCAACGGGGGTGGCCACCAGCGCCAGCAACGGCAAGCCCAAGCAAAACATCAACATCGCCGCCCACAGCGGCAGGTGGGTCAGGCACAGCCAGGCAAGCCATACCACACCGGCGCCAATGGCCAGTGCGTAGACGGTGTTAGCGGTGCGCCTTGCGGTTTTTTCAATCATGTTCAAAGCGTAGCAAGGTCCCATGGCGAATGAACTGCTGGTCGGGCTAAAAATCGGTGCCGTTGTTTCGGGAAGTTTCAATGCGGCCTTCAGCTCGGCCAAATCCACCGTGCAGCAACTGGGCCGCGCCACCGACGGCCTCACCGTCAAGCAGCAGGCCATTGGTCAGCAGTTGTCGGCATCACTGGCCCGTGGCGGTGCTGGCGTCGAACGTTTGCGCCGCCAGTTCGACTCGGTGGGTCGCACCCTTGATCAGCTCAAGGCCAAGCAAGAGCGCCTCACGGCCAGCATTGTGCGCGGCGAACACCTGCAAAAAACTCGTGGCGAACTTCGTGGCCAGGCCATGGAGGTCGGCGGCACGGCCGTGGCTTTGGGCGCACCGGTGGTTCAATCGATGCGCACCGCCATTGACTTTCAGGACCAGACCCGCGACATCGCCATCACCGGTGGCTTCGACCCGGCGCAAGAGGCTCACTTGAGTAACGTCATGCGTGGCGCGGCATTGCGCTGGAACCAGGTCCACACCGAAGTCGCCAACGGCACGGCGGTGTTGATTGCCGGTGGCATCGCCAGCCTGCAAGAGCTGTCGGCTTACGCCCCGGTCATGGCCAAAACCGCCACGGCCACCCGCGCCAGCATGGATGACCTGGGCGCAGTGGCCATCGCCCTCAGCGACAATTTAGGCATCGGCGCGGCGGGCCTGGAACGGTCGATGAACATGCTGGCGTTTGCCGGTAAAAGCGGCCAATTCGAACTCGCTGACATGGCCAAATGGTTGCCGCAACTCACGCCTCAGTTTGCCGCCTTGGGCATCACCGGCGAACGCGCCGTGGCCGAAATCGGCGCCTCGCTGCAAATCGCCCGGCGCGGTGCCGGTAGCAACGATGAGGCCGCCAACAACTTCAAAAACTTCCTGTCAAAGCTCACCGCGCCCGAAACTCTCAAGGCTTTTGAGAAGACCGGCATCGACCTTAAAGTCAGCCTGCAAAACCTGGTCGGTGAAGGGCTGTCGCCCGCGCAGGCCATGCTGGAAATCCTCACCCAGCACTTGGGCACCCAGGCACCGACGGCCGCCGCCGAATACGGCAAGGCGCTGGACATCAGTGACCAGCAACAGCGACAAACCGCGTTGGCTCGTCTGGATGAAGCCTACAAGCTCGGCGCTTTGTTCGCCGACCAGCAGGTGTTGTCGTTCGTACGCCCCGCATTGGCCAACCGGCACGACCTGCGCGGCATCGAGCAAGGCAGCCACAATGCTGCCGACAAAGGTCTACTCGATGACGACTGGGCCAAGCGCATGGGCAGTTCCAAAGAGCAGCTGAAGGAACTGCGCAACAATCTCACCGACATTGGCATCTCGGTCGGCAACGCGCTGTTGCCGGCCATTGTCGAGGTCAGCCGTGCGGTGGTGCCGCTCATGCGCTCCTTCTCGGCATGGGCCGAGCAGAATCCGGAGGTGATCAGGGGCGTGGTCGGCCTGGTCGGCGGTTTGTTGCTAGGTAAATTGGCCTTCATTGGTGTGGCGTATGGCGCCAACCTAGTGCTGTCGCCCCTTGTCGCCATGACCACCACCCTCACGGCGTTGTCCGCCAAATGGACGCTGCTGCGTGGCCTGTGGCAGATGGGTAAATTCACGCCACTGCTCACGGGTTTAAACCGGGTCGGTGGTGGTTTGCGCACGATGGCCAAATACGATGGGTTGTTTTTGCGCGGCCTGTTCGTCGCCTTTGGCGCACCGTTGATGGTCGTCGCCCGCGCTGGCGTGTTGCTGGGCAAAGTCCTTGGCGGCACATTGCTGTTCGGGCTGAAGCTCGCGGGCCAAGCCATCCTGTGGCTCGGTAGAGCTTTGATGCTCAACCCCATCGGTCTGCTGATCACCGGTATCGCGCTGGCGGCCTATGTGATGTACCGCCATTGGGCGCCGATCAAAACGTTCTTCAGCGGGTTGTGGCAAGAGGTGCAGGCCGGTTTCAGTGGTGGGCTATCGGGCATCCTAGGGCTGTTGGCGAACTTCTCTCCATTGGGCTTTTTCTACCGGGCGTTTGCGGGCGTGATGGGTTACTTCGGCGTCGAGTTGCCGGGCAGGTTCACCGAGTTCGGCAGTTTGCTCGTTAGCGGTTTGGTCAACGGCATCAGCCATATGGCCGGCGCTCTGAAAGACAGTGTCGTGGGCCTGGGCTCATCGGTGAAAGACTGGTTTACCGACACCCTCGGTATCCAGTCCCCCAGCCGCGTGTTCATCGGCTACGGCGCCAACCTCAGTGAAGGTGCCGCCATTGGAATCCGCTCTCAAACGGTAGGAGTGCGTCAGGCCGCACTCGATATGGCGGCCCAATCGCATGTCGATATGTCCCCGCCAAACCCGCTGGACGTGTCCAGGGCCAGCCTGATGGGCAGCGCCAGCGCTGAATCTTCGGGTGCACAGGGGTCGGTCAATTTCCATTTTTCACCCCACATCAACGTCCCCAATGGCGCCAACGTGAACTCAATCAATCAGGGCCTGCAGGCCTGTTACAACGAATGGATGCGCATGATGGAACGCTACCAGCACGACAAACGACGCCGCAGTTATGGCCCTGCCGATGAGGTGACCGTCTGATGTTTGCCATTCTGGGGGACATTGAATTCACTATGGCTGGCGGCATCAGCGGCCTGGAGCACAGCGGCTCGGCCGACTGGGCCGAACATCCGCGTATCCAGGGCAAACCCTTACTCGAATGGATTGGCGAAGGCTTGGATGAATGCCAGCTCACCGTATAGCTGCACCCGGTGCTGGGCGACCCGCAGCAGCGCTTGCAGGCGCTGCGCCTGGCCAAACATCAGCACCAACCGTTGGCCTTCGTGATGGGCAGTGGTGAATACCTGGGCGCTTACGTCATTACTCACTTATCCAGCGTCTTGCGTCGGGCCTCGGCCGTGGGCCAGATCCAGGCGGCCACGGTTCAGCTCAGCCTCAGGGAATACACAGGGGCGTTCACACGTAGGGTCTCCCGGCCAGGCTTGCACGATGCTACGCGCCACGGCACGCCGACGGCGGCCATCGGCTCACCCGGCCTGATCTCTCGGCCAGCGCCATCCCCCAGTGCTGTTCAGCGAGTGATTCATCACGCCAAAACGGCCGGCAATATTCTTCAGGCGGGCCGGCAGGTGTACCAGGCGGTGGACAGCGGTAACGCCTCGATGATCCTCGGTCGGGTCCCGCAGTTGCTCGGCGTCACAGCCGGCGCCATCGCTCCGCTGCAAGGCCTCACGGCGGCAGCGGGTTTAATGGAGGACGGCGCCGACGTGTCCCGGCTTGGTAATGCGGTACTGGCCGGTGTGATGGGCACCCGGACGGCACTGCATCCCATCGACGCCGACAACATCGTCGATCGCTTCGCCGCGTCCCATGCAGCACTCGATCAAGCATTGGCCACCCTCTATGGCGCCCGCACGCGCCTAGCCGATCTGGCCGCTCAAGTGCTGACGAGGCAGGCCTGATGTTCATCACCCATGTCACCACCGAGGGCGAACGCTGGGACCATTTGGCCTGGCGATACTACGGCGACGCCCATCGATATGTGCCCATCGCGCAGGCCAACCCCCATGTGCCCGTCACGGCGACGTTGCCGGCGGGGCTGACCTTGGCCATCCCCATTCTTCAGCCACTCACATCGGCCCAGGACCTGCCCCCATGGATGCAATAGTCCCGCAACAGGTCCCTCAAGCGCGCTTTGTGCTGACCTATCAACAATGCAACATCACCCGCAACATCAGCCAGCATTTGCTCGGGGTGTCTTACACCGACCACCTCACCGGTCAGGCTGACAGCCTGCAGGTCGAACTCGAAGACACCCAGGGGCGGTGGCGTGATCAGTGGTACCCAGGCCACGGCGACAGTCTGACCCTGTCTATTGGTTGGGCCGGCCAGCCACTACGTGACCTGGCCCGGTTCGAGATCGACGAGGTCGAGCTCAACAGCCCACCGTCGACTATCACCATTCATGGCCTGGCCACGGGCATCCGCGCCGCATTGCGCACGCCCACCCATCACGCCTATGAGGCCACCACGCTGCACACCATCGCTCAACAGATCGCCACCCGCCAAGGCCTGCAATTGATCGGCACGGTCGAGCCGATCAAGCTCGACCGGCTGACCCAGCAAGACAGCGACTTGACCTTCCTGCGCAACCTGGCCGCGCAGTACGACTACGCCTTCAAGGTCACCGGGCACCGCTTGGCTTTCCACGCCATCAGCCAGTTAGCCAACGCCGCACCGGTGGCCACCTTGCAACTCCACGACCTGAGCAGCGTCAATCTGCGCGACCAAATCAAGACCGTGCCCCAGGCCATCCAGGTCAAGCACAAAGACCCCGCGAACAAACAGCTGATCACCTACAAAATCGACAACGGCCAAACCGTCGCCGTGCCCAGCAGCCTCAGCAAAACCACCACCAGCGGCGACACCCAAAAAAGCCGACAACGCAGCGCCTCACTCGAAGAAGCCAAAGCAAAAGCCAACGCTGATTTGGCCAAAGCCAACCGCGAACGCACCACCGGCAGTTGGGCCACCATGGGGCAGCCGAACCTGCTTAGCGGCAACGTCGTCACCTTGATCGCCGCCGGCCAACTCGGCGGCAATTACCTCATCACGTCTTCACATCACCGCATCAACCGCAGCGGCTACACCGTCCACCAGTCGGTGTGCCGCGTACCCCGCCAAATCGGCGGATTGAACACGGAGCAAACACCCCATGAGCGTTGAACTGGAATACGGTGAAGTCAGCGCCATTGACCACCAGACTTGCCGCATTCGCGTCCGCCTCGACGCCCGCGATGGTTTGCAGACCTATTGGCTCAACGTCCCTCAGCGCAACACCCAAGGCACTCAACGCCGACCGCTGATGCCCGAGCTGAACGAACAAGTGGCGGTATTGCTGGAGGCTGATGGCGTAGGTGGTGTGTACCTGGGCGGCGTCTATTCAACCGTCGAACCACCCCCCGTGATCGATGAAGACACGGACTATGTACGGTTCAGTGACGGGACCGTGTCGACCTACGACCGTAAGGCCGGGGTGATGACGCTGGATTGCGTGGGGGCTTTGCGGGTGATGTGCGGACGGGGGATCACGGTTGAAGCTGGGGAGGCGGTGGTGGTGAAGGCGGCTTCGTTGATGTTGGAGGTTGCGCAGGTCACCTTGAAGGGTGACCTGAAGGTGAATGGCGATATCAATGCAACAGGAGCGATCATGGATGTCGGTGGAAACTCTAACCACCACCATCATTAGTGAGCAGCTTGGTGCCATCGCGTCGAAGTATGGCCTCCAGTGCACCAGCCGGTAAGCTTTTAAAACGCTCTTCAATTTGCTTCGGACGACTGATCAGCTCTTCGACTATGAGATTGATCATCTCAAACATCACCGTAACGTGATCAGGGTTTTCTTCCAGTGAAATCTCTCCGGGATGCACCGCATGATTGCCGGTGACTCGGACAACGTCGAAAGCTTGCTGGATTTTTAGGTCAAGGCCAGCCTTAACCAGCATGCCGATATCGTCATCAACCTTTTTTCCTTTTCCTCCCAAATGAATGCAAAGCTTTTGGAGGCATAACCGAAGCAAAGCAGCGGCGCCACGAGGCGACTGACTAGAAATCTCGCGGGCTTCTTCGAAATCTACTTTGCACTCCGGTGGAAGGTCGGCATGAGCAATAGGCGCGGCTGTGGTTGAAGGCAAAATCAAGCGACCGGTAGCAGGGGCCTCTTCCTCCTGAGCGTCTTCGGTCGTATTCAGCCAAAGACTGTTCCCACCGCAATGATCGCATCGACACAACTGAAACTCCGACAACTTGAACCCGCCGTTTGGGCGAGTCCACAGCGGTAACCAAGTCATTGATGTGAGAACCGAGCAAAACATGCAGGAGTAGGCTTTGGCGTGAAAAGTTGGAGCGACGTGCTTAGACATTTAGCTCTCATCCTGAAATGCGGGGCAGCATAATAGTAATTAGATTTCTCGACGCTTGGCTGCCGGTGTCAGTGCGCGGATCGCTTCTAGCTCCTTTTCTTCGGTGATGCAGTGTCGAACGGCCATATTCAAAAGACTGAAGAGTGCTAGAGCGACTTCGGGAGTATCGTTGAGGTTGACGGTTCCGGGATGTACAGACTCATTCCCGAAGATTCGTATGGTGTCAAACGCCTTCAGCACACGGGCAGGCAGCCCCTTGTCCACGAGTTCACCAATCTGTTTATGGATGTCGCCTTCTTTGCCCAGAAGCACCTGACACAGCTTTTGCACGCAAAGCCTTAACAATGCTGCTGCGGCCCGGGGTGAGGAGCCAAAAACCTGTCTAGCTTCCTCGAAGTCGATCTTGATTTCTTCAGGCATATTCTCTTCAGGAGTCGGAGCTTGAGATATCGCAGGGTAAGTTATTCGGTATTTCAACTGAATAAGTGCTGCGATAGACGTTGGTTTTTCAATCGGTACCCACAGACTGTGATTTCCACAGCCTTGGCAGATGGCCATTACGGTGATTTTTAAAGGGTATTTTGGTGACTGTAATGGCGTCCAATCCATAGAAGAAAAGGCCATACAATGTGGGCACGTGAATCTTTGTGCTTGATATTCGGGCGGATGATAATTTTTGCTCATATCCCACTCTGCCAAAATAGAGGTTCGATTCTTCATTCCTCCTTTATAGCGGACGAACTCATTAAACTCGATTAAAAGTCAGCGTTTTTCCGTTCCCGCACGATGGGCCCATGACAACGCCCATCCCCCACACCAGCATCACCGCTGCCCACTGGCAGCCCGCCCTCGGCACTTGCGGCCAGGTGGTCGAAGGCCTGCGCGACATCGACCAGGCCATCCGCATCATCCTGACCACCCCCAAGGGCAGCGATCCCCATCGACCCACGTTTGGCAGCGACCTGCACCAGTACCTCGACTGGCCCACTAACCGTATTACCCCACACCTTGTACGCGAGGCGATCGACGCCATTCGCCAGTGGGAACCCCGCGTTTCCGTGGTCCGGGTGCACATCCAGATCAACGCGCAACACGTCGTCGTGCAGGTGCAATGGCGGGTGGCAGGCGAAGCACCCCAGTCTACCGAGGTGCCCTATGCGCGAATTGCCTAAACCCCAATTCATCCACATCGACCCCGCAGCGCTCGAAGCCCAACTGATTGCCCGCTACGAGCAACAGTCCGGCAAGACCTTGTACCCGGCGCAAATCGAACGCCTGTACATCGACCAGATTGCCTACGCGGTCTCCCGGTTGCAGTTGGGCATTCAAAATGCCGGCGAACAGCTGCTGGTGCGCTTCGCTCGCGGCCCGATCCTCGATTACCTGGGCGAGTTGGTCGCCACGCCAAGGCTGTTGGCCCAGGCCGCGCGCTGCACGTTGCGCTTCAGCCTGCCCACGGTGGTGACCCTGCCGCTAGTGATCCCGGTCAGCACGCGGGTCAGTACCCAGGACGCCAAACTGACCTTCATCACCGACCGCGATGTGGTCATCGCCAGTGGCCAGTCACAGGCCACGGTCACCGCCACCTGCCTGGTCACCGGCGCACAAGGCAATGGCTGGACCGTCGGCCAGATCAGCACCTTGTATAGCTCGCCGGTGGCAGGCCTGACCGCCAGCAATACCACCGTCACGGCCCATGGCATCGAGGACGAAGACGATGACCGCTACCGCGAACGCATCATTCTGGCCCCCGAAGCCTTCAGCAACGCTGGCAGCCGTGCCGCGTACCGCTACCACGCGTTGGCGGTGCATCAGTCCATCATTGACGTCGCCGTGCATGGCCCCGACGAAGGCCAGCCCGACGGCCATGTCGCGCTGTACCCGCTGACCACCAACGGCTTACCCACCGAAGCACTGTTGCAACGGATCAAACATCAAGTCAGCGGCGAAAAACTCCGCCCGCTGTGCGACACCGTCAACGCGTTTGCACCGACCCAAGTCGATTACCAGATCCAGGCGCACATCACGTTTTACGCCCACGCCGACCGCAGCGGCACCATGGCTACCGCACAAGCCGCCGCCCAAGCCTACGCAGATGAGTGCCGGGCCGGGCTCGGCCGTGACCTGGTGCCAGAACAACTGAGCGCATTACTGCACGTCAACGGCGTCTACCGCGCCGACCTGCAGCAACCTGCTGGCCTGCGTGAGGTAGAGCGCAACGAGTGGGCGAACTGCACGTCCATACAACTGGTCGACGCTGGGGTGGCTTATGGCTGATCAGCAATTACCCCCCGCACTGGCCGGGGATGAGCGCTTTGCCTTGTTGTGCGACCTGCTCGATCAAGCATTGGCCGACCTCGACCTGAACGTAATGCTGGTCTACCTGATCGACCTGGTGAAGCCCTCGTTGTTACCGACCCTGGCTGACCAGTTTTCACTGCTGGACGAAACCGCCTGGGTGCTGGCCGAGTCCGAAGAGGCCAAACGCAACCTGATCAAAAACGCCGTCGAGCTACACCGTTTCAAGGGAACACCGTGGGCCATCCGCGAAATCATTCGGCTGTTGGGTTTTGGCCAAGTCACACTCCACGAAGGCCTCCGCACCCAGCCAAATGCCAGTCCATCGGCCTGGCCACAATACCGGGTCGTTTTACAACGCCCCATCACAAACGACCAAGCGGTGCTCCTGCGCCGCTTACTTCTCTCCGTCGCCCCGGCACGCTGCCGCCTGATATCACTCGACTACCAGTCAGTGGCCATCCGCTACAACGCGGTCGCACGCTACGACGGCCAATACAACCATGGGAGCAGCTAATGGCCGATCTACCCGAATCCCCCGACTGGACGCCCGGCGTCTACCAACTCGAAACCTCCGATCCCGTCTTGGGTGGCCCCGAGGGCGTCTCCAATCAACAAGCCAAGCAGTTGGCGAATCGAACAAGCTGGCTCAAGAAGAAAATCGACGCGCTCCTCGATGGCTCTGGCATTCCCTTCGCCAGTCAGCATGAAGCAGAGAAAGGCGCTGACACCAGCAAGCCGATGAGTGCACTTAGGGTGTTCCAGGCCATCGGTGCCAAGGTTGTTCAAGCGACAGCGAGTGCGCCGGGCATTGCTCGCATAGCAACTCAAATTATGGTCAGGGCGGGCACCGACAACAGCACGATAGTGACGCCGCAAACGCTCGCAGCAATGTTCCCGTTCCGAGGCCGGATCATTTATGAAAAACCGGGGGAATACACCTGGGACGTACCTTCGGGTGCGACCAGGGTATGGGTGGTCGTCATCGGAGCTGGCGGGGGCGGCGCTCGATCTGCATCAGCTCCGGGCCCCACTGGCGGGGCAAGTGGCGGTATTGCTAAAAAGCTGATCGACCTGACCGGCATAACCTCGGTGAAGGTCACAGTGGGCGAAGGTGGTAAGGGAGCTTCAGTTAATGAGATGAGGGGCACCGACGGAGGCACTTCGTCATTCGGAGTCTACATGTCTGCCATAGGCGGATGGGGCGGCTCAGTCAATGACCGTGTTCCATACCCGGGAGGAAGTTATGGAGGTGATGAAAACCATAGTATCGAACAAGTTGGCGATGTCATTGACTTTGGAGTTTTAGCTGGGAAAACGAGCTTGGACAAGGGACAAGGAGGGCTGTCAATGGACCACCGTCCCCCCAGAAAACCGGGGTTCGGTGGCGACGGGTGGCGTGGCGCAGTTGATCCTCATGACGGGGCGGCACCCGGCGGTGCACATGGCCAAGTGACAATTCAATGGTGATAAGCATGTGGGCACGAATAGAAGACGCAACCGTGGCAGAAGTGACGAAGATCGCCCCGCAAGACCGATTCCACCCATCTTTGATCTGGGTTCTCTGCTCGGATGAAACTCAGCCTGGCATGCGATACATAGATGGTGTGTTCACAATGCCACCTCAAGTACCGGTCAACCACTCCGCACAAATTGCAGCCGTTCGCTTCCAGCACGAAACGGCAGGCATCACCGTCAACGGCGTGAGCATCGATACCAACCGCGACAGCCAAGCCTTAATCACCGCCGCGGCGCTATCCGCGGTGCTTGACCCAACGTACGTCTGTACCTGGAAAGCCCTAAACGGTCCGGTTGAACTGACCGCCGCGCAACTATTAGACGTTGCCGCAGCTGTGCGGACCCATGTCCAGGCAAGCTTCGATCGTGAGTGCCAATTACTTGCAGCACTGGCCGAAGGTACCTACACAACCAACATGCTTGATCAGGGGTGGCCAGCAGCGCCAGGGACGTAG